CTTTTCTTAGGTGTCATGTAGTGTAGGTTAGCCCCAAAGAATTCTTTTGGATCTGATTTAATCACATAAACAAGCGGAAATTTGTCCCAATATGGTAGATATTTAGACTGTGCCTTGTATTCGAAGAGATACATGTGACCTTGTACTGCGAATCTTCTTAGTACATTTTCATCCTGTTCATCTTCAGGGTCTAGTGAATCATATCTTTCATCCCGTACAAATTTTGAATTGTCTTGTTTGTATCTGACTACTTCTTGCCTTACAGCATTCCGATACCATGTAAGGTTTTTCTTTTCACCTCCAGTCTTTTGAGTTATTCTCTCAAATATTGTTTCATAACCAGTATTTTCTTTTACAGCATTACGCTGTATCTCTCCAAATCCTTGTGCCATTGTTCATATCTCCTACACTCCTAGGTTTTCTTCAGTTAATATAAGGAAACCCATCTGCCTATCTGAACAGTAGTCTTCGGCAGCATCCCATTTGGCACGGTTTTTAGCGAACGTTAGACAAGCCTTCTTATAAGCAGAGGTTCTTTTATCTTTATAATCATACGGTGGTTTTGTTTGTTTCTTCGGTTTAATTTCGATTATGTACTTAGCGTACGTTCCATCCTTTTTACGAACTTTAATATAAAAGTCAGGATAGTACCGATGTCTTTTTCCATCTGTAGGACACCTATAAGGTATAATATATTCTTCACTGCCCCACTCAATGATCGAGTTTGTTCGATCACAGAATTTCATGAATTTCTGTTCCCAAGATGACCTATAAACTATGGTGGTAGGATTACCTTTATACTTTTTAGGGTTATTGGGCTTATAAAGTCCTGTCTTTGCCATATATAATATAGATTCCACTATTTTTATTTAGCGTGTCAAACATAGAGAACTTAATGGGTAGAATAGGAGCTCGTGGGGGAATGTCCCGTACGACTACCTATCTTGTAAAATTTGACAGATCAGGTGGGGATCTTGAAGACCTAAATTTGTTCTGTGATGAAGCACAGTTGCCTAACGTACAGGCTGCTACTGCACAGATGGCAGGAAGATTTCTGGGTGAAGGTCCGTATCAATATCCGCATACTAGATTGTACACTGATGTGTCTCTGGGATTCCTTTGTGATGCAAATTTGACTCAGTTAAAGTTTTTTCAGGAATGGTATGATCAAATTTTTATGGATAAGAGTACTTATCTTGATAATGCTGATGTTGAAAATATAATGGCTCAAGGAACTAGGACAAGAGAAAGAAAGACTAGACTTGCTTATCCTGAAAGTTATACCTGCACAACTAGGATTACTAAGGTTGAATTGGGTACTACAACTGCGAAAAATTATGTTGGATGGGGTGATAGACCTTCAATTACATATATGTTAGAAGGTTCTTATCCTTATGCTATAGATGCTGTTCCTTTATCTTACGGATCCTCTCAAATTACTAGAGTCACTGTTAACTTTCATTACGTAAGACATTCGGTAATTTATGCTGACGTGAAGAAAAATAAAAATATAGATACGACGCTAGGTATGAATGATATTCCTTCATCGATTGCTGCTGGTTTAGGCTAGCAAATTCGACTTTTCAATTCCATAAAAGTCGAAAAATTTATCCTGCCAATTTTTCCCTGAAAAAGTCGCTATATATAAATATACGAATTGAATTAGTTTTTATGGCATTACCGAAACTTGGTTATCCTACTTTTGAGTTAGAATTACCTTCTACAGGTAAAACTGTTAAATATCGACCATTTTTAGTAAAAGAGGAAAAAGTACTTTTACTAGCATTAGAGGCAGAAGACGAAAAACAGATTACATCTGCTGTTAAGGATTTAATCAAAAATTGCGTTATTTCAAGAATTAAGGTGGATTCGCTACCTTTGTTCGATTTGGAATATCTGTTTTTGAAGATTAGAGGTGCTTCTATTGGAGAAACCATCACTTTGACTGTAACTTGTCTTGATGATAATGAGACAAAAGCAGAAACACAGATCAATATTGATGATATCGAAGTTTTCAAACCAGAAGGTCATACTAACAAAATTGAGTTAACTGATGAAATGGGTATTGTGATGAAATATCCAAGTATGCAGAGATTCATCGAATTGGACTTTTTACAGAAAGAATTGGACACTGAGGAAGTTTTTGAATTAATCGCTGAAAGCATAGATCAGATATATGACTCTGAAGAGGTATTTGACTCTACAACTACTACAAAGAAGGAATTCCGCACATTTGTTGAAGGACTGACTACTAAGCAGTTTGAGTCAATTCAACAATTCTATCAAACTTCACCTAAATTGCGTCATACGTTTAAAGTAACTAATCCCAATACTGGAGTTGAATCTGAGTACACATTGGAGGGATTACAGAGTTTTTTCGTATAGCACTCTTCCACAATAATTTGGAGGGGTACTATAGAATGAATTTTGCTCTGATGCAGTACCATAAATATAGTTTGACAGAAGTAGAGAATTGGATGCCATGGGAACGTGAAGTTTATATAGCGTTCTTGATGCAATATCTAGAAGAAGTCAAACAAAAGCAACAGGCACAGAATGGCTAGGTACTCGTCAACAGTTAGTGGTGATACAGGATCCTTTATAGCAGGAAAGGTGATGTCTGCTGCTGGTATGGCTAGAGACGAGGCAGCGTCACAAGAGAGGGATAGACAAGCTGGTCTGGAAGTTGCTAATAGTGGTAATTTATTTGGTAAAGCATTAGTAAGTGAATTTGGTGGAGACTGGTTTGCCAGAACAATAGGAACACTCAATCCAAATTCTGATGCTAGAAAAACTGATAGAGCAGCTAGTAAAGCAAGTAGATTTGCTGCAAATTTTCCTAGAACAACCAAAGAGACGGATGAGGTTGAAGAAACAGTAAAAAAGTCTAATGCAGACGTTGATCGTGCTGTTGACGCTCTTCTGACAAAGGATGATCATTTAGCAGTAAAGGATGAGAAACTTAGAGAGTATGTTACTCGTGTTTTTGGTGTTGGTATAGATTCTAAGTTAACACAGGTAGAACATAGAGTATCTAAGAGTCTGAATGTTTTATCTGACATAAGAACATCTCATCAGCGTAGTATCGATTTGATGATCGATCATAATGAGTTGATTGCAGGTAAATTAGATAAGGTTTTAAATTTATATCAAGAACAGTTTAATTTTCAAAATATTCTTAAGGACAAAGCACAGGTAGCTCAAGCAGAGAACGAATTAGAGAGAGCAAGAGATTTTTCAAGGACTAGGAGATATACTGGAATTGGTACTGGTACTGAACAAGGTAAATGGTTATTTGGAGCTCTATCCGATATTGTTGGTAGAAAAATTGCTAATGCAGTTTTTGAAAAACTTGGTTTAAGGAAAGTAGCTAATGCATTACAGTCTCGATTAGGTATACGAGGTTTTCCTAGAAGAAGACTTGCTACAGCTGCTACTGAAGTTCTAGCGGGTAAGAATTTCAGGAAGATTTTCATGAGATCTGGACCTGAAATGGCAGGTGCTTATCTGGTTAGACAACTTGGACAAGACAGATTTAAAAAATATATTAGAACTGGTTTAGGAAGAACTTCAATTAGAAAACACCAGAGGTCAATTTTAGATAAGAGCAAGATTCCAGAGCTTTTTTTCAAAGGTGATACTGGTGAAGATGTGTTGATGAATGTTTTGAGATCTAGAACACCTACAGGTATGGTAGGAGATTTGAGGGATGCTGATATTTTAGCAAAACGTTCAAGAGTTTGGAATGATGGACTCCAACAGATGATCAATAGAGGTGATATCACTCCTAAAATGCTCGAAGGTTTTGAAGGTGCAAGTGCTCGTGTTCCTTCTGCTGCATCAGATTCTGGTCAGAGAGTTATAAAGAAAAAACTTAGTAGTAGCGTAGGTAAAAAAGCAGCGAAAAAGGCAGCTACTAAAGCAGGTGCTAAAGCAGTTGCTAAGAGTTCTAAATTCGTACCAGGTGTAGGTACGTTTATAGCATTAGGTGAAGCAGGGTATAGATTCTCTCAGGGTGATACGACTGGTGGTATATTGTCTTTACTTTCTGCTATACCTATACTAGGATGGGGTGTCACCGCAGTTGATATTGCAAGGGATGTCGGGTTTAACCCACTTGGGTTACCACCTCCACCTACTAATGATGGTGGTTATACCAGTAGTGGTGCTAGACTAGATCAGTTTGAACAAGGAAATCCATATGGATTGACCAATAGAGGAGTTAGTATGTTACACGGTACAGAGCAGATTCAAGCAGTAGATCCTAATAGTGGTATGACCACAAGCCATATTCAAAATATTGGTGATACTTTAGTATCTACTAGTATGGCAATGGCAAATGATCTCAGAGTTAGTAGAGATATCTCTAGTACAGTTTCTTCCTTACCATTTTCAGTTAGAAATGTTAGATATAATACTGGTATTAAAACTGCACCAGTTAAAGCAAGGGCAACTACTGAAACTTACTTAGAAAGAACAGATAGTTTGTCGCAGTGGGCTCAAGAACAATTTCAACAAAATCGTAAGAATGAAGAGATAGAACCAGAAGAAAATAATGGTGAAGGTGGATTCCAACCTATAAAGATGTTCAAAGATTGGGTAAGTGGATTTGGAAAAAGTGATAACCCTCGTCCAACTACTATAACTTTTACAGGTAAGCAAGGTCTAGACCGTTCAGGAGAACCTGGCATTGATTTTAGTTATGGTGATTATACTAAGAATTATGCATTGTTTGATGGTGTAGTTGTTAAGACAGGACATCAATCTACTGGATATGGTAATGTTGTAATTATTAGAAGTACTGATCCTACCAATGGTAGGAAATTTGATGCTTTGTATGCACACTTTCCTAATGGTGGTATTAAAGTCAAAGAAGGAAAAAAGGTTAGAAGAGGACAATATCTGGGACCAGTTGGTTTTGTTAAATCTGATTCAGGTGACCCAGAAATTCAACCTAATGGTGCTGGTAGGATGTCTGGATATCATACTAGTGTTGATTTCTTTGAACCTGATAGTACGGCAGCATATTCTAATGCAAGTTTCTTAACTAACTTGATTCTTAAATCTGAAGGTCTATCTCCAAAGAGGAATGATCTATTAGGAAGTATTAAACCAGATACTAATACAAGTCAAATAAATGATCTAGAAGAACTTGCCTTTTTAAAAATGGTGAGGAATGTTGAAGGAACTGAAGGTGATAGTTCTTTTAGTAGATGGTTTGGTGATTATGGTGACAATACAAAATATGGTGACTTAACAAATCTAACTTTACAGGAAGTATATGATCTCCAAACTAAGTTTTTATCAGATCCACAATCATTATTTACTCTCGCAGACGGAACAACAGATCGATCTGCTGCTGTTGGTTTAGGTCAATTTAGGGATCCTTTGAATCAAGTAAAGCAAATGTATGCTCATCTTGGTCTAGATTTTGATCCTAATAAAATTAAGTTTGATAGGGATTTGCAATTACAATTAATCTTACATCTTGCTAAAGTGAAGAGAGGTATAGATGTTTCTAAACCTTTGACTATAGAGGATCTCGCAATACTTCAGAAAGAATGGGCTGGTATTGGACCTTTTCATGGACAAACAGAAAGAACATTGCAAGAATCTTTAAACATTTATAATAAATTCCTAAAGCAATTGAAGACTGGAAAGGTGGAGCAGGTTAGTCAAAATAATGATATCAGTCAACCTGACATTCTATCAGCATTTAATTCACTGCGTGATGAAGCACTTCATGATAATAGTAGATTGTTTAGTCAAATAGAGGATGATTCAAATTTACAGGTTATTGTGTTAAATAACACTATAGTTAACCAACAGACTATCACGAGGAAGAAGAATGTTATTGCTAATAACAATTCTCTTGAGATGATTAAGTTGGCAAAGTTAGTAGGATAGGATGACTGTTAGATATCAAGCTGTAGCTGACGGAAGTATTGCACCCCAGATAATTGGGGCGTTGTTTGATGCTGCCAGCATGGCTAAGTCTGAGAAGGCACGTGCTCATGCTGCTGCTGATAAACTTAAAGTAGACAGAGATATTTTAGGACTTCGTAAAGGAGAATTTTTCCGTGAAGCACTGAAGTATCAGATGACTCCTGGTTTTGTTAGGAGAAGGAATTTTAGTAGTAAATTTAAGTATCCTGATTATTTTAATAGAGGTCAGAGTACACCGTTTGCAAGTCCTATAAATCCTCAACCTACAGCATCTAGTGGTGGTCCTCGTGGGGGTGGTGGTATAGATCCTGATATAGTACCAAATGATGCCATTCTTGGTAATATGATTAATATTACTCCTGGTGGACTTAGTAAGAATGTACAATCAAAGACTCCAATGGTCGGATCTTCTGGTACTAGGAGGTATGAAAGTAGTGTTTCGGAGAAGAATAACCCTGTAGAGGTCAAGGATGAAAAACTTGGTATATTCTTTGCTGCTATAGCAGAGTCACTTAATAGAACTGTTGCTTCTATTAATCAGAAACAGGGTACTTTAGAGAGTCAGATTACTGCTGCAAATCAGTCTAATCTTGCTATTGCTAAGGGTCTTGAAGTTAGCAATGATACCATAGGTGATAAACTAGATGCTATTGCTGGTATATTAAATGAGCAACTTGCACTTGCTAAACTTCAAGCTGATCAATCAGAAACCAAAGAAGTAAAGAAAGAATTAAAGAAAGAGGATGATTTCTCTGGTACTGAGAGATTTACTGATCTTGATGAAGATCCTAATCAGGTAAGGAAAGAGAATGAACTTGAGAATGTTTTAGATGTTGATAATGATGAGTTAGACTTTGGTGGAGTTGATGTTCCTAACTTTGAACAGGGTGGTATAGTTTCTGGTCCTGATAGTGGATACCTAGTCAGGTTACATGGTGATGAGATGATCACACCATTAGATAATAATTATACACAAGGACAACCGAGTGCTGTTGATGGTGTAACTCGTAAACAGTATGAGACTGGAACAGATATACCTGCTCCTACTCCACAAATACCAGCAATGAACTTCTTCTCTCAGAGACCATCTGAGACTTCTGGTAATATTATGAAGTCTCCAGTGAATGATGTTAAGAGAGACAAGTTCAGTGAAGAGAATTTGATGAAAGCAATGAAGTTACCATTTGAGGTTGCTTCATTAGGAATCATGGCTGCTACTGGTAATGCTGTTAGAGCAACACCAGGATTCAGTGGTATGAAACATACTATAGGATCTGTTATTGATCCTGTTGCTCAAGCATTTAGTGTTAAAGATACGATTAGTGGTAAGGTCAATAATTTATTAGAGACTAAAGCATACCAGTCAGAACAAAGAAATCAGGATATATTCAGGCGAGAGCAGAGTGAGAATAGACGTGCGTGGTGGGATATATTTGGATTATTCAGAGGTAACGAAAAACAAAATACAGGAGATGGTGGTATAGGTGGTATAGGTGGTCCAGGTTTAAGTGGTGCAAGTAGTTTACAGAACCTATTTCATGGAACCAGTAATGCTAGAGCATCTAGTATTATGTCAAGTGGATTTAGACCTAGCAATGCTATGAGTTGGGCTGGTAGAGGTAAGACATTCTTAACACCAGACTTCTGGAATTCTGCTCAGTATGCTAGACCTGGTGCTACTGGTTTAAATCCTTTCAGTGTTAAGGGTCTTCCTAACACTGGTTTTGGTAATATGATGAATAATAGAGGTCAGGTATTAAATGTACTACAACCTAAAGGTTCTGGTCTTAGATTGCCTGGTTGGTTGAAACGTTTAGGTATATCACCAGAGGTTGCTGTTAATCCTAATAAAGCAACTAAGGGAATGAATTTAGCTAATAGATTAATGGGTGGAAAATATCCTAATAGTCCAACTGCTAATGCGGTTAGAGGATTGATGACATCACCAGCAAATAGAGGTATGGGTTTGATGAGTAAGTTGTCACCATTGCTTAAGGGTGGTATTAAACTTGGATCAAAAGGACTTAGTATTGCAAGTTTCCTTACCGATTTTATATTCCCAGATGCTGTTGGTCAGTATCAAGATATGCATGGTCCAAATGCATACTACAATCATCCTGGATATACTGGTGAGAGACCATCATGGGCAGAACCATTAGCTAGTAACAAAGCAGAGATTGTTGATATGTCTTCGAAGGAACAGTCTCTGAATAAACTAATTAAGAATAGGATAGATCCAGATAGTATAACTCTCAACAGTGAGAACGTTATTACTACTAACACTCCACGCCATGATGAACCAATGTCTCATATAGATAATTCAGCAGAAACTCAGGTTGATGAATATCAATTTGTATACTCGGCATACAAATAATGGCAGATATAGTTAGAGCAGAACAATATAATATAAAATTTGTCGCTATTTGGAAAGTGGGACAAGAGATGGGTGATCCGTATGCATATCTTACTGATGTGTTTTCTAGTTTCCAGTATGTTGAGGATTTATTTTCACCATCGATATCTGGTACTCTGGTAATTCTTGACAAAGCACTTAATCTACCTGCTGATATGCCTATCACAGGTTTCGAGAAGGTTGTTATTGCTGTTTCAGATAATAAAGGTGATGATCATCAATTTGATTTTCGTGTATGGAAGATTGGTAACAGAGTTAGTACTGAGAAGGGTCAAGCATATACTTTAGGATTGATTGGTGATCAAGGATTAACTAATGAAGGTGTTAAAGTAAATAAGGTTCTCACAAATACTGCTAGTGGAATTGTCAATAGTCTTCTTATAGATTATCTTAATGTACCTTCTGCTAAGATAAAAGTTGAAGAGTCTCTTAATACATTCAAGATAATTCCTGCTGGTAAGTCACCATTTGCAGTAATTAGAGATTTACAACACAAAGCAATATCTAAAGAAACATTTACAGCAGCTGGAGGTGGAACATCATCTAGTATTAGTACTAATAGTGGTGATACTAATATCAACACAAAATCAGATAACGTCAAGGATTCTCAACAACTTAAAGGTACTGCTGGATATTTTTTCTGGGAAGATCGTGATGGATTTAATTTCAAGAGTGTAGATTCTGTTGTATCACCAGACCCAGATAAATTTGGTGGTTCTGGTAAAGTTGCTGTATATTCTTTTGAACCAGCAAATGTGGATGCAACAGAGTCTAAGGATCATAGAAAGATTCAAGAGATTATCTTTAGATCTGAGATTGACATGATGAAAAAACTCAGAGAGGGTGCATATTCTACAGAGTGTGCGTTTTTTGACATAAATACTGGTGTTTATACGGAGTACACATATAAATTAAGTGAAAGCTGGGATCAAATGGCTCACTTAGGTCCACAAACTAGTTTACCAAAGGGGCAAAAACAACTATCTCAGTATCCGACTAGACGCTTATCTTCTGTTATTAATCATGAAAATTGGTACAATGGTACTGAAGTAGCATCAAACGATGCTTCTGATGACAGTGACGAACCATCTGAATTTTTTGATTCTCAAAAGCAGTATTTGGTACAATCTATCTCACGTGCAGGTACATTGTTCAATCAGCAATTAGCTATATCTGTGACAGGGAACCTAGATTTGAGAGTGGGTCAGAAGATTGAAGTACAGATACCCAACCAAGTTCCTTCAGAAACCAAGGAAGACCTAGGATCGGTTGATCCAGAACACAGTGGTATCTACTTGATCAGGAAACTCAATCATCAATTTGACAGACTTTCCATGAGTGTCTATACTGTATTGGAATTGATTCGTGACTCTTGGGGTTACGAAGACACAAAAACAGACGCATAACTTAAAGCTATGAAAACTATAGAAGAACATATCCAACACGACAAGGAAATCCTTGACGATCCTCAACTAAATCCTGCTGCACGTAGGCATTTCAAAGAGGAGCTTCATGATCTAGAAGAGTACGTAGACCACCACAAGGCAGAGATCGAAGCAGGAGATCACCATGATCCTAATGCTATAGAACTCTTCTGTGAGAACCA